TTGCGGCAGGGATATACTGCACACTGCTACGATCTTCAGAAGTGCTCTGATAATCTACCCCGTCAGTTCCAAATTTCTCTGTTTGAGAAATTGGGGTTGTCGCGTGAGTGGATAAACTTTTTCAGAGATGTCACTTCCTCTGAGTGGGAAGTTAGGGATAGGCTGCCTGTCCGTTATTCGGTAGGCAAGAAGAAATTTAAAGACACTGACCTGATACCCTATGCCATGCGACCGTCGTACGCGTCCAGAAGGACGCCTCCTCCGGTCAAATTACGCATGACTGTAGGGCAACAACTTGGATTTGGTCCAAGTTTCCCTGCCTTTTCCTTGTTACACCACTCCATAATCCGCGGTCTCGCTCGCAAATTGGGTTTGATTGCCAGATACGTTCTCCTAGGAGACGATGTGGTTATCTTTGACCCAGTGCTAGCTAAAGCATATGTGGAATTCATGTTATTGAGTGGCGTTCCGATCTCTTCATCGAAGACGATCATATCATCCGTCTTAGCCGAGTTTGCCGGACGACTCATATATCCAGATAAGGTTATTGCAACCTATAAGTGGAAAGGTCGTTGTTCCGACAACAATTTCCTCGATATATGCCGTGCTTTAGGTCCTCGCTCATTAGGGCTGTTACGCCCCCGTCAACGTTTTATCGCTGAAGTTTTAGGCTGGATACCTGAGCCTTTTGGCTTGGGTTGGAACCCTTTAGGTCTCTCTTATGCTGAACGCATAAAAGATACTGAGGAACTGTGGCTAAGGTTGATAGAGGAAAAGGACATTCGTGTCCGCCATTACCAACACAGAACGCGGAGGGTAAATCGTATGTTATACGATTACCCTGAGTGGACTCAAGGGCTTTCCCTTGAGCCATCGTCCGACCTGGACGATATCACTACCCTTAAGCACGAGTATCCCCTTTTGGCTCCCCTATTATTGTTTTTAGGTGAGTCAAACTGGCATCTCCTTTTGCCTAATGTTGACTACCTTGCTCGATCTCTCGATATAGGTGGTCTCAATAGTGCTGAGTTGTCAGGACTTCTCTCCAGATATTCCTGGATCGAAAAGATGTGCGAAATCACCTCTCTTTCCATCCACGAACGTAAGTTGTTTCCAACCACACGCGTG